TACTTTTTCATCTGCTCAGAGTGCATATAAATCAGTAGTTGGTGTTCCTGTAGTTGGTCCAGCATTAGCTGTTGCTGCCGCTGCTGCTGCCATTACTGCTGGTTTGCTTAATATAAAAAAAATTGCATCTACCACATTTGAATCTCCCGCCACACCTTCAAGCCCAAATGGAGGAGGAACAGATACTGCCAGTACATCTTCTGTAATTTCTCCTAACTTCAACATAGTAGGAAACGCACAAGCTACTAACCCACTTGCTGGATTAGGCAACCAACCTATACAAGCCTATGTAGTGAGTGGAGAGGTTACTACAGCACAGAATTTAGATAGGAATAGAATTAATTACGCAACGTTCGGATAAGATTAAAGTTATTAGGATATGAAAATTATAGAATTGGTGATCGACGAAAAGGATGAGATGAGCGGTATAGATGCCGTTTCAGTTGTTAGTTCTCCTGCGATAGAGGAAAACTTTATAGCATTAGGAAAACACGAAGTAGAACTAAAAAAGATAGACGAAGAGAAACGTATCTTAATGGGTGCTGCTTTAATCCCTAATAAACAAATCTACCGAGTTAACGAAAAGAAAGAAGAGTATTACATTTTCTTTAGTGAGCAGACAGTTAAGAAGGCTTCCGAACTTTTCCTTATGCGTTCAAATCAGAATAACGCTACCTACGAACACAAAGATAAATTAGAAGGTCTAAGTGTAGTAGAAAGTTGGATTATTGACGATGAGAAATCGGATAAAAGCCGATTATATGGTTTTGATTTGCCAGTAGGAACGTGGATGATTTCTATGAAGGTAAATAATGATGAGGTATGGAAAGACGTAAAAGAAGGTAAGGTTAAAGGATTTTCAATAGAAGGTTACTTTGCAGACAAATACGAAATGAGCCTAAAAGATACGATTAGTGAGCCACAAACAGAAGACGAACTTATTGAAAAAATAAAAGAAATTATCCGCAATGGCGAAGCAAACTAACGTTACTAACTTTCTTAAAAAACCAAAGGTTAAAAGACCGGGTATTCACGCAAAGACGAAAGCAAGTAAATTGAAGTCAAGTAAAAATTACAAGAAACTTTATACAAGACAAGGATAAATGGAGATTCCATATTTCATAAGATATAAAGATTTTACCACTATTGATCCAGCGGACTTACTTTATTTAGACGATGTAAATAGTGACGTAATAAAGCGAGTAAGCGTACAAGACTTTGCAGATGGATTAGCGCCAATCATTGAACCATTTCTAACAAAAGATTGTGGTTCGTTTTATGACACTACTACGCAAACTTGCACAAGTGGTGGTATTGAAGCTATGAGATTTAACTCTGTTGATTCTGCCGCAACAAGTGGTGTAAGTATAGTAAATAACGGAAGCGGACACCCTACACGTATTACTGTTTCTAAGACTGGAGTATATAACATTATGTTTTCTGCTCAGTTAGAGAGAGGAAGTGGTGGTGCTACTAAACAAGTTGTAATATGGATGCGAAAAAACGGAACTGATGTAGCATACACGGCAACTCACTTAGCAGTACAAGCGAATGCTATTTATTTGGTAGCAGCGTGGAACTTTTTCATAAAGCTAACTGCTGGTCAATATTGCGAGTTAATGTGGACACAAGATGATGCAATAGATATCAAATACGATCCAGCTAACACAACGGTTCCTTATCCTGAAACTCCAAGTATAATTTTAACAGTAAACGAAGTATAACGACTCATATATTAATCATTAAGCATTAAAAAGACGGATAATGGCTAATATATTATACAAACTAATAGATATGGCAAAAAAACAAAAAACACTAAGTAAGACATCGCCTAAAGGCGGTAAGCGTGGATGTCTATGTGATGACGGAACGTATAAGGCAGAATGTTGTGACGGAACACTACAAGCGCAAGGTGTAGGAAGTCTCGTAAATCAAGTAACGAGCAACGTCGTAAACACGAATACGGTAAGACAGATTAATTAAAAAATACAACAGACTAAATAACCAAAAGTTAATAAGGTATGAAAACAAATGTATTAACACAAATTAAGCAACTTCTTGGGATGGAAGTTAAGCTTGAAATGATGAAGCTTGCAGACGGAATGACTATAATCGAAGCAGATTCTTTTGACCCTGAAATGGCAGTAGTTATCGTAACTGAAGACGAACAAAAAATTCCTCTACCTGTAGGTGAGTATGAATTAGAAGATGGTCGTATTCTTGTTGTTGCTGTAGAAGGTATCATTGCAGAGATCAAAGAAGCTCCTGCTGCTGAAGAAGAAGCACCAATGGAACAACCTGAAGCAGAAGTGCCAGTTGAAGCAGAAGCTGAAGTTGAAGTTACTAATCCGAAAAAGACGGTAGAATCTATCATTAAAGAAACGTTCTTCTCTGAAATGGAAGCATTGAAACTTGAGAACGAAGAATTGAAAGCTAAATTGGAAACGTTTTCTAAAGTTGAGCCTACTACAGAAGTTACTACTGAAGAAGCTACTGAAAAAGTTGAACTCGAAGAAGTAAAACCTATCACTTTCAACCCTGAGAAAGAAAATAAAGTAGAAGGATTCAAATTTGCTACCAAAAAAGGAGCATCTACTATGGATTCTGTACTTGCAAAAATGTATAAATAAACTTAATTAATAAAAAAAGATGGCTACAACTACATCAATTACTACTACTTATGCTGGCGAGTTCGCAGGTAAGTACATTGCTGCTGCACTTTTGTCTGCACCAACTCTAGAAAAAGGTGGATTCCAAATTCACCCTAACGTAAAGTACAAACAAGTTATTCAAAAAGTTGCTACTGATGGAATCGTTAAGAACGCTACTTGTGACTTCGACGCTACTTCTACAGTTACTTTGACTGAAAAGGTATTGAATCCTGAAGAATTCCAAGTGAATCTACAACTTTGTAAAAAAGACTTCCACCAAACATGGCAGGCTGCAGAGATGGGTTACGGAGCATTCGATGTTCTTCCTAAATCTTTTGCTGACTTCCTTATTGCTCACGCAGCAGAGAAAGTTGCTTCTAACGTTGAGTCTATGATTTGGGATGGTAACAACGCTTCAGCTGGAGAAATTGCAGGTATCAACCGTCAGTTGGCTACAGATGCATCTCTTCCTGCTGCACAAGAGGTTGCTGGTACTTCGGTAACTGCTTCTAACGTTATTGCTCAATTGGGTTCTATCCTTGATGCTTGTCCTGCTCGTTTGTACAATCAGCCTGATTTGACTTTGTATGTTTCTCAAAATATCTACCGTGCTTATGTACGTGCTTTGGGTGGATTTGGTGCTTCAGGTCTTGGTGCTTCGGGTGTTAACGCACAAGGTACTAACCAAGTTCTTGGTGATGTTTACTTTGATGGTGTTAAAGTTTTCGTTGCTAACGGAATGGATAATAACAAAGCTATCCTTACTCCATCTTCTAACCTACACTTTGCTACAGGTCTTCTTTCTGACTTGAACCAAGTTAAAGTTTTGGACATGGGAGATCTTGATGGATCAGAAAATGTACGTGTAGTTATGCGTTTCACTTTGGATGCGAAATACGGATTTGCAGAAGATATCGTTACTTACGGAATCACTAACTCTGCTAACTAATATTAGCTAATTAAATAATCGGGGAGGGGTATACGCTCCTCCCTTTTTTATAACATTTAAAACTTAAAAAAATGTCTTGCGATATTTCAAATGGTGTAGCAGAACCATGTAAGTCTTCAGTTGGTGGGTTGGATGCTTTGTATCTAATTAACTATGCAGATTATTCAGCTACCGATATTACTTACAATGCTACTAACACGGATCAAATTGATGATATCAATGGTGTAGCTACTATGTACAAGTTTGACTTGAAGGGTGCAAACTCTTTCGAGCAAACTATTACTTCAAGCCGTGATAACGGAACTACTTTTGTAGAGCAAACTTTAACTGTTACGTTGAAACAGCAATCTGCTGCTAAACACAAATTGGTTAAATTGTTGGCTTACGGAAGACCTCACATCATCGTTAGAACACGTGCAGGTCAATACTTCCTTGCTGGTATTGAGCGTGGAATGGATATGGCTACCGGTGTTATCTCTAATGGTACTGCAATGGGAGATTTAAACGGATACACACTTACTTTCACAGGTATGGAGAACATCCCAGCGAATTTCTTGAATTGTTCAACTGAAGCAGGTCTTGTTACCGTAATGTCTTCAGCATCTATTGTCACTTCATAGTGTTTCTTTCATAGTGTTTAGATTAGGGGGGCTTCGGTCTCCCTTTTCTTTTACAAAACAATTTGAGTACATTAAAGTTAATATAATATGATTATCTTACAAGAGACGGCAACAGCGCAGACTTTTAGTTTCATCCCTCGTTCGAGTGCGTACAATACGCTACAAATTACGGATGAGCAAACGGGTGTTACTACAAACGTAACTATTACGTCAAGCGTTACGGGTAGTTACTATGATACTATCACGGCTACTTTCTCTTTAAAGCAAAATCACTTTTATACTTTAACACTTAAGCAAAACACGGACATCGTTTACAAGGATAAGATATTCTGTACTAATCAGGCTATACCAACCTTTAGCGTAAACAATGGACAATATGTAGTGAATACGTCAAATAACGACTTTATTTTATATGAGTAATATACACGTACTTAAACTGGCGCAATACGAACCGCCTGTAGTAGAAGAATCAAAGCGTAATGAATGGGTAACTTATGGTGAGAACAACTCTTACTATACTTTCCTTATGGATCGTTACAAGAATTCCACAACTAACAATGCCATAATAAACAATATCTCCCGTCTAATCTACGGAAAAGGGTTAAGTGCTACCGATGCTAACAAAAAGCCTAATGAGTACGCTCAGATGAAAGCTATGTGTAGTGCTGAAGACTTGCGTAAGGTAGTATTAGATTTTGAGATGTTAGGACAAGCAGCGTTCCAAGTACATTATACTGCTGACAGAAAGAAAGTACAAAAACTTTATCATATTCCTGTGCATTTGTTAGCACCTGAAAAGTGTAATAAAGACGGGGAAATAGAAGCGTATTACTATTCTAATAATTGGGAAGATACACGCAACTATGCACCTGAAAGAATCCCAGCTTTTGGATTTGGAAATGATAAAGTAGAGATACTAATGGTTCAGCCTTACTCTGTAGGGATGAAATACTTTAGCTACGTAGATTATCAAGGTGGTATACCTTACGCAGTATTGGAAGAAGACATATCGAATTATTTGATAAACGAAGTGAACCGAGGATTTTCGGGGCGTATAGTCGTAAATTTCAACAATGGAGTTCCTACACCTGAAGAACAAGATATCATTAAATCAAAGGTATTAAGCCAACTTTCAGGAACAGACGGACACAAGGTTATCGTAGCATTCAATAACAACTCAGAGTCTAAGACTACAGTTGACGCTATGCCTGTAAACGATGCGCCTGATTTGTACAATACTTTGAGCGAAGAATGCATGCGTAAGATAATGCTATCGCATAACGTTACTTCTCCTTTGCTTTTTGGTATTGCTTCAGCAAATGGATTTAGTTCTAATGCTGACGAGTTACAGAATAGCTTTATATTGTTTGATAACTTAGTTATTAGACCTAAGCAAGAAGTAATTTTAGACGCTATTGATAAAGTTTTAGCCTATAATGGAGTTAGCCTTAATCTATTCTTTAGAACTCTTAAACCACTTGAGTTTAATGATCTTGAAAACGCACAGACACAAGAACAAGTAATTGAGCAAACAGGTACAGAATTAAGTTCACACGATGATTTAATTTCTAATGCTCTTATAGACTTAGGTGAAGAGCCTAATGAAAATTGGCTTCTAATAGACGAATTCGAAGTTGACTATGATAATGACCATTTAGAAAACGAAATGCTCTCTAAAGGCATTAAATTACCCTTATACGACAAAATAGTAAACCTTGTATCTACAGGAACGGCAAGAGGTAACGCAAAATCAGAGCAAGATGCACAAATAGACGGAGTAAAGTTTATTACTCGTTACGTTTACGCTGGTGACACTACAGAAAAAAGTAGAAAGTTCTGTAAGAATATGACTGCGGCCAATAAGATTTATCGTAAAGAGGATATTCAACTTATGTCTAAGCAAGTAGTAAATGAAGGATGGGGGCCAAGAGGTGCTAATACATACGATATTTGGCTATACAAAGGTGGTGGTGCTTGTCATCACAGATGGAATAAAAGAGTATACGCAAGTTTTGAAGGAGTGGGTATAGATGTTAATTCCCCTAAAGCTAAAATTATAGCGGGGAAAAAAGCAGAGCAATATGGTTATGTAGTAAAGAATCCATCTTTAGTTTCTACTCGTCCTATTGATATGCCTAACAAAGGATTTTTACCAAAAGAAAATAAATAATGGCAGAAGCATTATTAATAACGAGAACAGACGTAGTTAAGTTTACTGCGGTAAATGGTAACGTTGATACAGATAAATTTATCCAGTTTGTAAAGATTGCGCAGGATGTACACGTTCAGTCTATCTTGGGAACTGATCTACTAAACAAAATCAAAGCCGACATAGTAGCAAGTACTTTAGCTAATCCATATTTAACGCTTCTAACGTCTTATATTAAGCCTATGCTTATACATTGGGCTATGGTAGAGTATTTACCATTTGCAGCTTATACAATAGCTAATAAAGGGGTGTATAAACACGAATCAGAAAACGCTACTACGGTAGATAAAAACGAAGTAGACTTTTTAGTAGAGAAGGAGAGACAAATAGCACAGCATTATACACAACGCTTTGTGGATTATATGAGTTTTAACAATAACCTATTCCCTGAATACAATTCCAATTCCAATGGAGATATGTATCCAAGAACGGATAATAACTTTTTAGGCTGGGTTTTGTAAATAAATAAACTATGAAGAAGTACAAACCGAAAGACAACAATATAAAGAAGTTAAAGTTATACTTACAGAAAGCGGAAAAAGATGGCGAACGACATAGGATGGGGAGCAGCAGTAAGTAACTTAATTGGATGGGGTAAACCATCTGAAGAGGGGGACAACTTTATAGATGAGATTGCACTTAATCTATTAGAGACTGAAGCAGACGATTTCTTAGTTACCGAAGCCCCGACAAGTGCGGACAATGGATGGGGTGAAGCATACGATTATTCATATTGGGGAGATACAATTCCTGAAAGATAAAATATAAAAAATGGCAGAGAAAAAAATTAGTCAGTTAACAGCGAAAGGTGCAGCAATAGCAGCTACGGATTTGCTTGTAATTTCAGAAGATGCAGGTGGCGGTACTTATACAACTAAAAGTGTAACGGGTGCAAACATTTTAAGCCCTCGTGTTCAGTCTGTGACAAGTTCAGCTACAGTTACTGCTACATCCGCAAATGACTTAGTAAAGGTTACGGCACAAGCTGCTGGACTTACTTTG